CTATGGACCCAAGACGAACATGGCGAAGATTGTCGTCATGTCCCAACAGTTCATCCTCATGGGTGAGATTCTGAGCATGATTGACTTTGGTAAGAAGGTACCCAAGGTGAGGATGAACGCCGCCAACGCCCTCCCCAAGTTAGCCTAATGTGCATGACTTGTCAGCAAACACTACATAAAATGTTAAAAACGCAACAAGTACAGTGAGGATTTGATTCTTGTACTTGGGATAAAATGCCAAACTACTCACGAGTAGACACAGTATGTATACGTATACGAATTGTGTGTATTCGAAAAAACCCCTAGTGTATCTATCCACGCCCAGGGTTCCTGGATATGACACGAAAATCGCGTTTAGATTTTCATCACTTTGAAATGGGTTTACGTTTTTAAAAATCGTCTCACTTTTGTCAACCTTAATGTATTCGTTCTTGTGACATATGGTATTGAGATTTCTTTGGTCGTCTTTACATTTTAGTTTCAAAGCTTCGTCTATAAATTGTTTGAGATATTTACTGTATCCCATGTACATTCCAGAATTCGCGATTGTTTCGTCACATCTTCCGAATATGAGTGTTTGAAGAGGCCATGGTGGATTTTTCGAAACCAAAACTTTACATTCACACTTTTCGAACAGTTCTATAATGTGACGAGGGTCTTTATTTATTTTGGTATCGAAACCGTCAAGGAAGATGACGACGTCTTCGTCTCTTTTCGTCTCTAAGTACTCTGACATCCCCTTGTATTTGTCTGTGAATCCATTCCACTTCGTACCCCACCCCAGGACTTTGACGGGGATACCAAACTCATTATTGACCAGTTCTTCAAACATACCCTGTGACTTGTTAGCATAAGTGACAATCTCGACACTCATTATTAAAATATCCACAGATAATAAATGAAGGTACTCATCATTTTGTTTGTGCTACTCATCCTTCACTTACTATGGATTGAGATGCGTAAGAAACCAGCCTTTGACAACAGTTGGGAGTACCCAGAAGGGTACGAGGATGTTAATGAAGAGCTGCACCAGAAGGGTTTCATGGTCATCCGTGGATGTGTGAAACCCGAAACCATCGAGCAGTTTAAGGAGAATGTTGGCAAGAAGGATGTCAACTACAAGGGTATCTCCCCCGTTGTGTATGATGTGAAGGATTGTCTTCGTGAACTCTTCGGGTGGGATCCCGTGATGACCAAGTATCGAGTCAGCAACCAGGAAAATAAGATTGACGCCAGTTTCCTTCACAACGACCTCAAGAATGTCTCGAGGACAAACACACCCATCCCATGTCACACAGTACTCCTCTACGGGGACAAGGGTCGGATGCAATTGATTCCAAAGTCTCACCACAAGACCCATGGTTCTGTCATTCACGCTGCCCATGACCTAAAGAATGTCATCACGGTCGATATTGAACCTGGTGACCTTCTCCTATTCAATGCGTCCCTCATGCACCGAGGTGTCTTCTTCAACACCAATGACAATCGGAGGTTGATTCAGTTTTTCGAGGTGTACCCAAACAAAGAAACCTTCGATAAGTTTGCCACGATGGTCGACACGAGCTATGTCAACAAGTCTCCAGTGCTAAAGACACTCCAAAATGTCAACCGTGCGACATCCACTCAACCCGCCATCAATGAGATGACAAACATTCTCATGTACTTCAACTACAGATTGGGTAATCAACCACAACTCAATAAAGTTCCTGACAAATATGACCCTATGTTTGCGTCAAATGAGACTAAGAAGCGCCTCGAAAGTATGGATGACACGACAATGAACATCTATGTTCCCATGACTGACGCCTGCCCCGAAATAAATAAAAATATCAGGAAATGTTAGATGATTCCCGTCATTTTCTTTTTACTTGTAGTGGTGGATAGCATCTATGGATTTACACGCACTCCAAGGACATGTAAGAAAAAGACGCTCACCACGGAGTTGGTGTTCCTCTTTCACGTACTCATAATGACGTATTCCATGCTGAGTCCTTTCATCTTGAAGGATTACATTTCGAATTTCATATTCAACGCAACCATGATGCTTTCATGGTTCATCACAGAGAAGGTAAAGGACAAACCTATCTGTATGTTGTCTGCTATGGAGGATGTAGTGTGCGAAGATAATGAACCTATGCGCCAAGTTCCGACACACTACGTCATCTTAACAACGGCTGTCATGTTGTATGACGTTTACATGTTGTTGAGAGCATAAAACTCTTTCGCCTTCACTTTGACACGTTCGATGTACGCATCATTTTTGTTAATTTTTCCGTAGAGATCACAAGGCCAGTTCCCCTCGAGGACGTAGACCCCATCACAATCTACCATCAAGTCCCAACCAATCGTAAAACAGAAATCGAAATCACGCACATGAAGTTGACGAAGCTTCTCCACCGTGTCTTCTATTTCTGGAACGTGTACGTGTTTCCTAGATGTACCACCCTTTACCAAGTTAGAAGTCACTTTGTCATCATTTTTAAATTCGTAGATGACGAGAACTTCACCGTCATGGGTTGTGATGACACGGAAAGTTCGAGACCCATCGTATCCACAACTTCCGATTTTTTCTTGAATGAGGTGGTTCGTTTCAGTGGGTTTGACATCCTTACCCTTCACAAGTTTTATACCGTTTCCTGTTGTACCGTATTCAGGTTTTGAGATGTACTCCTTCTCAGGGTCAAGGTCATCGTACACCTCAAAGGGTTTTGTCGTCGCATACAACTTGGGAACGTCAATTCCATTTTGTGAGAGGTACATATCCCAAAATATCTTACTCTGTAAGTTCTGCTGCATTTTCGCATAGGGTTTGGTGAAGCAATAGGCGTTAACGAGTTCACCATCAGAGACTTTCATGAGTCTATTCCTGTCAAAGTAAAATGGAGCCATCAGGTATTTACCGATACCAACGTCATACTCAACTGGATGTTGGGACACATGTCGATAATCACCATGCATCATGAGCTGATACAACATCTTCTTCTCCACATCATTTGTGTTAATGATAAACAGTAACACATAAATGAAGAGAAACACCAAGAGATATTTCACCATTTGTATATACCAATATAAAAAGATGGGGTGAGTATCATCCAGATGAACATCGGGATTCTGACAGCTGGTGGTGTATGTCCAGGTGTCAACAACCTTATCCACTCCCTCACCCTTTACGAAAATTCTCAAGGTAATAGGGTTATCGGCTTCAATGAGGGGTTTCGCGGTCTCAACAATAACACTCGCACAGAACTCTCCCGTAAAAAGATTGAAGAAGGCGCTGGATCCATCCTACGTGTATCGTGTGAGAGTGTCGAGATTGAAGATGCCCTCGAGAGTTTGAAAGACCTCGATCGTCTGTACTGCATCTGTGGAAATGAATCCATGAAAGGTGCAGCTAGTCTCGCTCTCGATGAAAGGGTTGATACGAATGTTATCGGTATCGCTAAGACTATCTTCAATGATATCCCTGGTATGGAATCGATCGGGTTTCAAACCGCTGTTCAGGAATTTGCGAGATACATCGATTACGCATACACTGAAGCGACTACGACCAACTCCATCGTCTTTGTGGAAGCTCCTGGTCATAGAGTGACTGAACTTTCCACACAAGCAACGTATGCAAAGTATTCCAAAGTTACAGATGTGATTAACAAACAGACGATCAATAAAATTTCTATGCATCAAATCAAAAACAACTATGAGACCCAAGGCTACGCTGTTATCGTGGTCGCCGAGACGTGTGAGTACCAAGATGTTATGGAATTCCTTGAAGAGGAGGTTTATACTGAAATCAAAGTCATGAACCCTGGTTTCGTCATTCGAGATGCCGAGCCATGTGCATATGATACGATCCTATCCGTGAAGGTTGCCCGAGAAGCTTTTGAAGATGCTCAGACGTTTCGAAACTTCATTCGGGGTGGAAATGCGAAGATGACCTTCGAAAACTATCTCGAAATAGCTTAAAGATGTGAAGACTAAATAATACGTGGGGTCTACCCACGAACTCCCGTAATGAAACGGTTATCATATGATTCTTATACAATTTGTATGTCATGACGGAGTATAATCCGTGGAGTGAAGTCAAATTCTGGGTTCGATTCCCAGCGGGAGTATTTTTATAAACATTTCATGTATGTTTATAAAAATACTTTAATTTGATAGTTTGTACTTTTTTAAAATATTTGTTGCTTCTTCTTTTGTATCATATGATCCCATGTATGTGTTAACACCATTTATCATCGGCATTACTACCCACTTATTTCGTTCTTTTCTATAGTACACACCACCTTCTCCATTTGGAACTCTTTTTTTTGAATAGGTGTCTAAATATTTTTGTGGATATCGAGTATATTCAGTCTGAAAACATTTTGCCTCTTCTTCTGTTTTGAAATTTCCAAGAGAACCACAATTATTAGTCTTCAAAGTCCATGATGTTATTCTTCCATCAATTTTTGATTTGTTTTCATGTATATATCCAAGTAGTCCATCATTTTTTAGTTTCGCATTCTTTCGTTGGTTTTCTGTCATAAGCTTAATTGTATTTTGACATCTATGTTCACCTCTCCCACCACCAGATGAAAGATTGTACCCATTTGGGTGCATGGTATTAAAGTATTTAATGTAATACTTCTCTTTTTCCGAAATCAATTCATCCTCACCTTCCCATAATACCTGCTTTTCAAAATTGTCGAATCCATATTCATCGATAGCACATTTTAATTCTCGACAATAACTTTTTCCGTGTACGTGACCATTCATTCTTTTTTTGAATGATTGTACCGTCTGTCCAATATACGATTTTCCTTCTGGTGAAGTTAATTTGTATATTAAACCCATGTATTATAAAATGACTCAATCTTTAAATATACATTTATAAAAATGGTCATGAATTACAAAATCAAAATTAGGGACTCTACAACCCCTGAATTACTTGACACCTACTTTGAAGATGCGTGGACATACAGGAAACCTGTGAAGTTTATGATAGATGTTACGGAATGTCGAAATGTATCTTTGGGTCGAATTCTCTCAATGAAGGGGGTTCTTGATAAACATCGCCCAAATTCCAGGAAGTACATAGAACACTCAGAGGTTATGGTCAGGTCACCTTTCGTGAAGACTTTGTTGAACATAGGAATCTCAATTATCAGAACAGAAAGACCTGTGTATATAAAACTTACCAAATAATAGGGATGCGGTATGGGTCATTGGCGCGTAAAATGTTCAAGGTACGTTGGGGTCTCCACAATAAGGGTCTCGTTGAAGATCATCATGTCATACCGAGACAACATGCTAGACACCCCACAGTCAAACGGTTCGACTATGACATGAATGCGAGTTCAAATATAGTGATGCTTCCGACGAGATATGGTAAAGAGGTTCTCCAAGTGAGGGAAGATCGCCTTGTACACGCAGGTAAGCATGAGAAGTATAATGCCTATGTTGGTGACATGTTGGATGTCATACAAACGAAACACGACTTGGAGGTGTTTGTAGATTTTCTCAAAGTCGGGTGTCGTTATAGACCCCGAGATATTCCATGGAATTAGTAGCCCCATTTGACATCATCTGGTGTGGCTTCTGGGTACTGTCTCGAAAAGAATTCACGTCTACCGTGATCATTATGACCAATCATACTTTTGTGAGTTCTATCGATGAAAATATATTCACGTAAATCCTTGTAGTACACTCTGGCACCTTTTGTGATGAGATCTTCATGTTTCATATCCACATGGTTATCCATTGGATAGAAGTGCTTTATGTATTTTCTCATATTGTCTACATGGACAAGATAACACTTGGTGCTTGAAATCCATTTGACCTTTTCGAGGGTTCCCTCCTTCTTATCCGGAAGTCGTGACAGACAGTGGAAGAAACACATTTCAAAATCATCACCCTTTTCATCGATGACCGATTGAATTTCGTCATAGAGTGTGTTAGACTTGACAATGACGTTATCTTCAAAAATGACTGCGTATTTGAGACCCTGATCGAAACACCTCTTATAAAATTCCATATGACCAAAGAAACATCCAATAGCACCCATGTTGAAGTAGGTGATGTCTGGTCTCTTTATGTCTGGATTGTAGTGCATTTCAACGGCTTTTTCGAAATAATCGGGATCTATTTGTTCTTCAAACTCATTTGCGTATTTAACAATTCGGGTGTCTACTCCATAGATTGTTTCTATTGGAACGTTTTCGTGATGACTTTTAAAAAATCGTTCTTGACGTTCTTTTTGATCTTTCACTGTTAACAGAAAACATTTGTAGTCATAATTTCTATCCTTTCGCTGTTTACGAAAAAATGTGTAAATGACTGCTAAGATCAAAACAAGTACGGTGATAATCAGTATCATACCTACTTAAACTTTAGAAAATAGTACTGTGTAATGGAGAGTGTCATAGATGGCATCGGTCTGACGAGCTCGATACTCATATCGATTATGTTTGTACCACAAGTTGTACATGTCTACCGAACCAAAGATACACATGCGATAAATTACACCTTCCTCTGGTTGAATATGTTGGCGAGTTCCCTGGGGTTAGTGTACTCGATATATTTTGGTGTCATACCCATGATTGTCGCCAATACTTCGGCTGGTCTTTTCTCCGTCTCACTCACGTGTATGAAGTTCATAAACGGGCTTAAAGAAGAGCCAACTAATAATAATATATCCGAGGCTCCTATAGTGTAGTTGGTAAACACTGTGGACTTTGAATCCACCACCCGTGGTTCGAATCCACGTGGGAGCTACCACCCCCTCTTAGCTCAGTT